GACTCCGGCAGCGCCGCTCGTTTCTTCAAGACATGTGAACAAGATAAGCCGCAAGGTCGCTTTCCCGCAAATCTAATACATGATGGTAGTGACGAAGTGGTTGAGTTGTTTCCGGCACAGAAGTCGGGAGCGCGTAAAGCACAAGGATACCAGCCAGATGCACACTTATGGAACAAAATGGGGGGCAAAGACTGTGAGGCATCTGAAGGTTCCGCCTCCCGTTTCTTCTATTGTGCAAAGGCATCCAGGAGCGAAAGGAACGCAGGGCTGGAGGGGATGGAGACGGTCACAACTGGCAATACTCTAAATGATGGGTGGGTAAAACGGGATGATAGGGCTGGCGCTAATAGACACGGTGCTGTAAATATTCAAAACTTTCATCCCACGGTTAAGCCCCTTGCCCTTATGGAGTATCTTGTGCGCTTGACCAGTACACCCACGGGAGGCGTTGTCTTAGACCCGTTCATGGGAAGTGGTACGACCGGATGCGCCTGCATAACGCAAGGGCGTGACTTCATTGGCATTGAGCAGAATGAGGAGTACATAGAGATTGCAGAGAAACGCATCCATGACGCACAAATGCAACCGAGACTGGAGTACGAAAGTTAGAAAGTTAGAAAGTTATGTGTTATAATAAGGTGTTGAAATATGGAAATAGACGAACTGCTTAAGGTATTGCTGGCAAGGCTGAGGTCGTACGAAATACGTATGAGTACGCTTGAAGATCGTGTAGGAGTTATGGAAGAGAACACGATTTCACATGAGACGAGATTGGAGGAGGTTGAGGGGGGGGAATGGAAAGACGGCTATGTTTCGTGAGAAGACCGCAATAGCTGTTGTTTCTAAGCTAATAAAACTATCAGGAGGTCAGTGTGACGCGCGTTGGCTGAAGAAAGTTATGTACTATATTGAAAGGGAATCATTGGTAAAAAGCGGGCAACCAATGTTTTTTGATAAATTATATAATGAGTCTGAGAATGAGGATGGCTATGTTGATTCGTGATAACCTGGATTATGCCTGCCTTTGGACATACCGAACGTTTATGGAAAAGACGGAGGTTATTTGGCAACGCCAATCGCAGTAGAATTTGAAGCCGAGATGCGCCAAGTGAAATCTATGGCAGACGGCACTTATAATATTGTGCTAAACGTGCCAGAGTATTGCCTTGAGCAGACGCAAACAATGATGGGTTGGTTGAAGGAAATGGTACAGATTGTGATGGTTCAGAAGCCTCAAAACAGGAAGTAAGCAGGGTTTATTATGAGCGACAATAGAGATAGCAGTGGACGCTTTATAAAGGGAGTTAGTGGCAATCCTGGCGGGCGACCAATTGACCAATCCAAATATCTAAAGAAAATAGACACCGCCATTACCTTTAAGGAATGGCGCTGTATTATATTAAAGGCAATCGAACAAGCCAAACGTGGCGATGCTAAAGCGCGTCAATGGTTGAGCGATTATCTATTGGGTAAAGCACCGCAAGCCTTGAATATCACAGGAGATATGAGGTACACGCTTGAGCGATTTGAAGATACGCCTGAGGAAATTGACTCCGAAGCAGGAATTGATTGACAAACATCCAGCCAAGAACAAGATACTGGTTGAAGGCAGGCGATTTGGAAAGACAACACTATTTGCAGACAAGGCGATCAGAGTCTTTTGGAACGGCGGGATCGTGATCGAGGCTGCGCCTGTTGCCAAACAGACCAACGCATTCTGGCGATATTGTAAGAACACTTTGCGCGATCCTATTGAAAGAGGCGCTATAAAGAAATGGGAGAATGAGCGCATCATGGAATGGGAGGGTGGGCGCAAGGGTTACTTGCAAACACAGACTGCCTGGAATGCTGATACATTCAGGGGCGGGTATGCGGACGTGCTATTGATTGACGAGTTTAGTCTGATGAAAGATAGCAGCATTTGGGACGAGGTAGGCGCTCCGATGATGTTGGATACTAATGGCTCTGTTTGGATGGCTTTTACACCTAAGCTGCGCAACTTTGCGTACAATCAATTTCTGAAAGCACAGTCTGACACGACTGGTGAATGGGTAACTTTTCATGGCACAAGCTGGGATAATCCGTACTTATCAAGAGGTGCGTTGGAGCGGGCAAAGCGAAACATGACCGAGTCGGCTTATAGGCAGGAGATCATGGCTGAATTTCTGGAAGGCGAGGGTACTGTGTTTCGTAACATTTCTGCTTGCATGAATGCGCCGCTCAATCCTAAGCCTGAGGATCATAAAGGGCACAGGATAGTCGCTGGTGTAGACTGGGCGAAGCAGCAAGATTATACAGCTATCAGTGTTGGCTGTTCAGACTGTGAAGTGGAGATTGAGAGAGATAGGTTCAATAAGATTGACTATCACTTCCAACGTGGTAGAATTAAGGTGCTGTGTGATAAATGGAGCGTACAATCCATTCTGGTTGAGCTTAACAGTATTGGAGAACCTAACTTTGAGGAGCTGCAGCGGAGCGGTTTACCGGTCTCCGGCTTTCAAACAACTGCAGTTACCAAACCACAGCTTATAGAGAACATGGCTTTGACATTGGAAAAGGGAGAGTGGCAGTTTCAGAATGATAAGATATGGACTGGTGAGCTTGAAGCCTATGAGCGAAGTGTATCCGATGCTACAGGGCGCTCAAGTTATTCAGCTCCTTCTGGAATGCACGATGATACCGTGATTGCCAGGGCGTTGATGTTGAGAGCAGCAATGACAGGTCGTGTTGAGGTAGTAGAGAATCCGTTTTACAAGTGAGGAAAATATGACAATTTTTGATAGACTGCGCGAATGGTTCTGGCAGCCAATGCTAGGCATGGCTTACGTTCAGCATAGACAGGACGTGAAGAAGCGGCGAGAATATCGCAAGGGCGTTCAGCGAGCGCCATTGAAGAGTGATGATGACTGCGTTATTGTAAACTTCTGCGGGCTGATCGTAGACCGTTCTGTTTCCATGCTGTTTGGCAAGCCGATTCAATTCGACCTACCTGGCGAAAGCGATACACCTGAACAGATTTATATCGATAACGTATGGGGCGCAAACAGAAAAGAGCATCTGCTGAAATCATTAGCTTTATACGGCGGAGAGTCCGGCACTTGCTATGTCAAGATATTACCAGATGGTGCGACTACTCAGGACGGTAACTTAGTACCACGTTTGGTGGCGCTTGATCCTGCCAGCATGATTATTGACACAAAGTCCGACGATCATTCAGATGTGATCCGTTATACTATTGCTTATGCCATTGTTGATGAGAAGACTGAAAAAGAGCGCATGATTAAGCAGGTCATTGAGCGTCAAGAGAGCGGCTTTTGGCTGGTCTCTGATTATCATTCCGACGGTGGCGGGCGCTGGATATTCGACGGCGATAAGCTGTGGGAGTACACGTTTGCGCCTGTTCGGCATTGGCAAAATATCACCGAGAACGGGTCCGCTTACGGACGTCCGGATGTTACGGATGACATTATAGACTTGCAGGATAAATTCAATTTTGTAATATCTAACACGGCTAAGATCATCAAATTCCATGCGCATCCAAAAACGTGGGGACGTAACTTTGGGCGCATGACTGAGGCGATGTGGGGACCGGATGATATGATCCTGTCTGATAACGAGAATGCCATGCTTCAGAACTTGGAGATGCAGTCTGATCTGGGCTCAAGTCTGAATTACATCAAATTCCTAAGGCAGGCGTTGTTTGATGTAGCACGCACGGTGGACATTGACTCACTAGCTGATAAGCTGGGCGCGTTGACCAACTTTGGGCTGAAGGTGCTGTACCAGGATGCTATCAGTAAACTGGATGACAAGCGCGGGAGTTATGGCGAGGCGCTGATTGAGATAAACCACATCCTTTTGGAGTTGGCAGGCATGGGCGAAACAGACGGCGGCGAGATCATCTGGACTGACTACCTGCCAGTGAATGAGTCTGAACAAGTAATGGCTCTGGAAGGCGATCGTAGAATGGAGATCGTGAGCAAACAGACTGCCGCACACGAACGCGGCTATAACTGGGAAGATGAAGAAGAACGGCTTGGGACTGAGAAGGTTACGGGTGATAACGTAGGTGCGGCTCTGTTGAGAGCGTTTGGGCAAGGGAAGTAGATTGCCCCTTGACAATACAAATATATTGTGATACACCCGTCTTATTGAATGATTAAAAAGGAGAAATGAAATGAATAAATACGAGACAATAAGATTGTTGAAACAGATGATAATCCGCCCGTCATGTTTGTATGCGGATGGACTTGGATTTGAATTGTCAACTGACGATCTTTGTGAGATATACGATTATATAGGTGAGTATTATGTCAAGCATGGCAGCTCTACCGAAAGAAAAACAAGGTCAGATACAGCTATGCAAAGGCTTATTGAAATAGGCGGTTCAGAACAAAATGCGTTTAATGCGTTTAGAAACATGATGGGTACAATAACTTGAGAGATAGAGATGAGTGCCTGATATGACCGAAGTGCGCCTCTACGCCTCACACCCTGATTATAAACGGTTTGCTTTTATGCAACATCTGCTAGTCATGGCAACCAACCCGCAAATGTGGTTTGATATTGAGGTGGATGTTCCAGAGCCTGAAAGGCTGGCAACGGTTGAGTTGATAAAAGAGGACATCGAAAGAGCGATGAACGGCTATCAATTTTTGGACGCGGACATGGCGGAGATTGTAAACAAGCTTGAAGAGGAGATGAATGCCTAACACTATTACCGTGTATATGTATATAAAATATACTAGCAACTTTTTTCATCGCGTTATTGCAAAGATAATGTACCGCTTCAGTCATGATAAGGCTGTGAAGTATTATTGCAAGCATACTATAAAATACAGATTATCGTCTACTAAGAAGTGGAAGCGATTGATAGATGCCTGAATCCATTATCGACTTAGCTGATAAATTTAGGGCTGCGTTATTGAAACAAGACGCGGCGGCAATGTCACGTCTTATAACGGCTTATACGCAGTTATATGGGCGTCTCAAAGACAAGATGGATTTGCTTCTATTCTCCATGCAGTCGATTGAGAAGATAACACCAAACGCTATCCGGCAGCTTGCGCGCTATAAAGACTTAATGGAGGGAGTGGCAAGTGAGCTTGGTAAGTACAGCGTCTATGTGGAAACGGAGATCAGTGTAACTTCACGCGCTGCTATTGAATCGGCGGTTAGAGATACTACGGCTTATCTAAAGTCAGTAGGGCTATCAAGTCCAGCAGGATTGCCAGTAGGCGCGATTGAAAGCCTGCTTGGATTTCTTCAGCCTAACGGTGCATTATATAACCGCTTGAGCATGTTAGCGCCAACACACACGGCCAGGATCATGGATGCTTTACTTGAAGGCATTGGGCTTGGCTACAATCCGGTAAAGACTGCCAGGCTGTTTGAGAACTTGATGGGAGGCGGATTGACAGATGCTTTGAGGATGACGCGCACAGCACAACTATACTCGTACCGTGAAGCGTCGAGGGCAAACTACATTGCTAATTCAGATGTGGTTCAGGGTTGGATCTGGCATTCAGCACTTGATAGCGCAACGTGTTTATCCTGTATTGCCATGGAAGGCACGATCCACCCATTGAGTGAAACGCTAAACGATCATTACAACGGCAGGTGTGCAATGATACCTTACCTGGGTGATAATGCGCCTGAGAAGACGGGTCAGGATTGGTTCGAAACACAGTCTGAGGCGACACAGAAACAGATGATGGGCAATGAGAAGTGGAAAGCATGGCAGGGCGGCGCATTTGAGTTTAAGGATTTATCAGGAACGCACATTGATCCGGTTTATGGAGCGATGCGTGGTGAGACTAGCTTGAAGGATTTGCTTGGATTATGATATAATTCGTATATGAAAGGATTATAAAGGAGAGCGAATGAAAATATTATCATTAGGCTGGGGGGTGCAGTCATTCACACTTGCCGCACTTGTGGCGCTTGGCGAACTTGATCCGGTTGATTATGCTGTTCATTCTGACACGGGCTTTGAAAGCAGTTTGACTTATGAGTTTGCAAAGAAGTGGACGCCGTGGCTGGGAGAACACGGGGTGAAAGTTATAACAGTACACAAGAAAGAACTAACCCGTGGGCTTGAATTTTATTTACCAGCATTTATAAACAAGAATAATACAATGGGCGGTCAAGGCCAGCGCCAATGTACAAGTGATTGGAAAGTCTATCCTGTGCATCGCTGGATAAGCACGGAATTGAAACGGCGTGGGCTAAAAAAATCGGAAGGGATAATTGAGCAGTGGCTTGGAATCTCAACCGATGAGTGGTGTAGGGCAAAACCCGCGCGCGTGAAATATATTAAGAATAGATGGCCGTTATTAGAATTGGGAATGTCACGATCTGATTGCAAGAAATGGCTATTAGACCATGACTTGGAAATTCCGTCTAAGTCGTCTTGTGTATTTTGTCCGTATCATAGTAAAGCGGGCTGGCAACAAGTTAAATCAGTTGAAATCGATTGGATGCAAGCGGTTGAGGTTGATAGAGCAATAAGAAACGCACAACCACCCCTTGAACTGTTTTTACATACATCCCATACTCCCCTTGAGGACGTGGATTTGCGGACGCCTGAAGAACAAGGACAGATGCACTTTATTGAAGTTTGTGAAAGCTGTTGGATATAAAGAAAGACGACACTTAACATATAACAAATATGGTATAATTCATAACTAAATATTGGCTAGATGCCAGGAGGAGTTTTACATGACTGACCAGAACCCAAAGGGCGAGATGCCCGAAGCAGATGCACAGGATGCGGACGCGCAGGAACCGGAAGCCTCGGAAGAGGAAAAGTTTGACGAAGGGAAGGCTAAGACCCTGATCGCAAAGCTGCGTGATGGAGAGAAGCAAGCTCGGAAGGATAGGGCGGAACTTGAGCGCCTGCGCAAGGCTGAGGATGAACGGCGGAAAGCGGAACTGTCAGAGACTGACCGTTTGAAGGCTGAACTCGCAGAACGAGACGCGAAACTCAATCAACTAACAATCAAAGCACAACAGCGTGAGGTTGCTGACCGCGTTGGTTTACCTGCCGTATTCGCAAGCCGTGTTCAAGGTGAGACGCCTGAAGAAATGGAAGC